ACCCCGCCTAACTTTTTCCTAGGGCTCATGCGGGTTGCTGCGTGGGTGTTTTGGAGAGATCCAGTGAAGCCGGAACCGCCCCAGCCGAAACGCCCTAGGAAGCCCACCTTGGGGTACAACGTCGGTGACATCCCCTACGAGCTGCTCGCCGTGGTCCGGGTCTCCTGGTACCGCAAGGGCATGGCCTACGAGGTGGAGGAGTACCAGATCGAGGAGTCCGACGACGCCCCGAAGCAGTTCGCCTACATCGTTGGCACGGCTCTCCGCCAAGGCGCTGACGTTTGCGTCCTCACGCAATACGAGCCAGAAGCCTTAGGTGTGCAAGAGTAGAATCTGATGCGATAGAGCCCAAGCCTCTGTACGTCCTTGAGGCGTCTTACGCTTGGGCCATCCACCCCAAATCCCCTGGTACGACTAGCTTTCGTACCTAACATAAAAATTTTTATGTAATGACTGATCGAATTCCAGAACGCTGGTACTGGGTCAAGGAAGTGGATTCCGACTGGTATCCGGCCATGCACCACCCGATGTGTGCAGGTGGCTGGACTAACTGCGACACATGGGAAGACTTCGACGGCGACGTGGTGCAGTGGCAGCTGATCCCGCTGCCTGAATAGGTAGCCGGTGGTGGGTCCTCACGCGGTGCCCACCTTTTTTCCCGCAGCCGGCTGCTACTGGACCGCCTAGCCCTCGAAAAAAGGTCTAGGGCGAAAGCGTAGCCAGCTCCAAGCCGCTGCGGTTGTGAAGAAAAGCAACAGCTCGGCCTTGCGGTCGGGCTGTTTCTGTGCAACACTAAGGGCAAGCCCGCCAAGGCGAGCCCTCCATTACTGATTAACAATGTACGAACCATTCCAAGCCAAGGTCTCCAACACCGACCTAAGCCCTTGGTACTACGCCGTCGGCCATGCCAGGCACTCGCTCCAGGTGCAGATCATCCGCTACCAAGGGCTTGGTCTCAACACCAACTACGAAGAGAAGCAGCTGGAGCGCTTGGTTGAGCTGGAGCAATTCTTGAAAATGTCGTGGGATCAGTGGATGGAGTCCCTGCTTCCCAGCGAAACTGCACAGGAGGTCAAGTGAGCCAGGTACAAAGCATTGAAGAGTTGCGCTTTGAAGGCGACCATCTTGTGGTCGATGCCGTTGTTGACGACATGGTGGTGCGCTATGCGCAGACCGCCTTCGAGCCAGCCGAGTGGGGGCCTGCCCTGTGCCGAGGCACCCTCTACTTTTCAGATGAAGACTTGATTCCAGCTACAGATGCCGAACTCCGGGCCATGCTCACAGATCGGGTCGACGACTGGACTCCACTCGACACGTCTGATTGGGACGTCTGAAGCTCGTGACCTACGTAACCAGGACGACTACGACGACTGGGAAGTAGGTCTAGAGCCCATACCGGGGGATACGCACTGGGTCCGGGTTCGCACCTTGACCCAGCTTTACCGTCACCTCATCTACGTGTTCGCCACCAGCGACACCATCAGCTCCACCCGACTTGCACAGTTGGCGATCCACGAGATTCTCAAGTTGAGACTCACGGATCTCACCCGGATACGCCAGCAAGATCCCAACTACTTCGCATGACTGACTGGTACGCCGACTACTACCGCCAATCCAGGGGGTACAACAACAACGACTTGCGGGAGCTTCGCAACGTCCCACGCAAGCCCTCAACGCAAGTGCCGGACGTGTTTAAGCACAGGTTTGCTGATCCTGCTGAGTACGATGCCTGGGTCGAAGAGAAGCGCCGCCTCTACTTCGGCTGAACTTGATCCAACACGAATGACTGAAACTTCAATGGTGCCCTTCTACCGCTCCTATCTGCTGGGCGGGAAGCTGGTGTACCTCGATAAGTTGTCCGAGCTGTCCGATAGCGAGCTGAACATGCTCAATATCGAGACCATGGCTTCCCTGGAGGAAGCCCGTCGTGATTACGACGCCATCGAAAACAAGCAAAGCGAGGAGGGCGGTTCTGTTTACCGCCGCCTCAAGGTGGCCGGCTATTTCCAGGCAGCCATCAAGCTGGAGCTTCAAAACTGACCATCCCCTACTACACTGCACCCGTTCTTACTCATGAGCATGTACGTCCTCTCTGAATCCCAGTTCGATCAAATCTCCAAAGCACTCGAAGCAGCACGCTTTGCTTTGGAAACGTCCCAGCACGTTCAGCTGGATCTGACCAAGCCCAAGCAGACCATCCCCCTGCCCGTTGGCGAGAAGCTTGTACGTACATCAGACGTACAAAAGGTCAAGTCTCAAAGTAAGACTCGTAAGTCCAGCCGCAAGGGCAAGCGTGGGGTGGCGGTGCTGACGGAGGCCAAGGTGCTGGAAATCAAGCGCCAGTTGGCTGATGGTGGGAAGTCTGTGGCCAAGATTGCCCGCGAATTTGGCGTTCACGTCACCACAATTAACTGCATCAAGTGGGGCAAGACGTGGAAAAACGTTCAGCTCCAGCAGCCTGCTGCCGTTGTGGTGGCTGACTGATGGCGATCTTGTGTGATCATGAGATCCACAACCTGGCGCGGCGGGGCTTGGTCTCGCCGTTTCTCCAGGAGTTGGTGAATCCCGCCAGTCTCGATGTGAGACTCGGTGAGAATCTGCTGGTAGAAGAGCCGAAGGTTCCTGCTTTACTTCCTTTCAGCATTGCTGGGCATACGAAGGAAGATCCGTTCATGCTCCAGCCGCATGAATTCGTGCTCGCGGAGACGTTGGAGGAGTTCGACCTCCCGGATTGTGTCGCTGGGCAGCTGGCGCTTAAGTCGAGTCGTGCCAGGGAGGGGATTGAGCATCTTCTTGCCGGGTACATCGACCCCGGGTACAAAGGGCGGCTAACGCTAGAACTTCAAAACGCTAGATCCTTGCACGCTGTTCCGCTTTGGCCCGGTATGCGTATCGCACAGATTGTGTTCCACAAAATGTCGATGCTGCCCGGCAAAAGCTACTCGGTTACTGGTCGCTATCACGGCGACACTGCTGTTCAAGCTTCTAAAGGATGAGCGATCCAGTAAATCAGCCCAGTCATTACACGGCTGGAAGCGTCGAGGTAATCGACGTGATCGAGGATTGGGTAAGGCACGCTCCAGATGCTGTAGTTGGTGGCTTGCAGTGGCAGGTCATTAAATACGTCAGTCGGGCGTGGCTGAAAAAAGATCCTTACGAAGATTTCTGCAAAGCCCGCTGGTATCTGAACCGCTTGATTAACACTTTGGCAACGGAGCCCTACCAGAACCGATGAGGTACTGGTGGCGGATTGTCGCCAAGGCGTTGGGCGAGAAGGCGCACCAGCACAATCGGATCGCTGATCAGGTTGCACTGGTGCGTTTTTGTATCCTGCTTGCCTACATGACCACAAACATTTTCATTTGCGCAGGAGTTATTCGGCACTGGAATGGCTAACTATTGCACTCACAGTTTTCGCAGAATCATCAACACGTACAACTGGAGGAATGGGTCGACAATTCGCTCGTATCGCTTCCGGTGTAAATGTTGTGGGTACAGATGGAATGTTTACTACGACAAGAAACTCAAGCGGGAAGTTGTTCCAACGCATAAGTCGGACAACAAACCACTGGAGACAAGGAAGCTGACGCCGGAAGAGGTCAAGTTGATCCTTACGGATCAGCGGGACAACGTGAAGCTGGCTCGCTTGCTTGGTGTAGTGCCACAGTCAGTCAGTCAAATCAGGACAGGAAGGGCGTACAAGGATCTGTGGCCGGAACTTCCACGGCGAGCTGCACAAGTAAAAGCTTCAGTGGCGGTGCCAATTATCCGCAGCACGAAAATTACTTGTCGGGATTGTGCGCACTGGTGGCAAAAGAAGTGCAGCTTGGATGTTCCGGAAGCTGGTGGGACTTTTGCCATCGAATGTTCCTTCTATCAAGTTGATGAGTAATGGCCATCACGATTAACAGCAGGGCGTGCCAAGGCTGTGGGACGCAAACGACTAACCCAGTGCTGTGCATGAAGTGTTATCGGACCAGTCCCGCTGGGCGGGAAGAGGAGCGGATGGAGCGGCTGCGTAAGGGGTACAAGCCCCAGCCGGATGGGGGTCCATGCAAGAACTGCATTCATTGGAAGGCGCGATGTTTGCTTGGGTTTCCCGAGGGTGGGACACTCGCGGCGGCTGTGCTCTGTTCCGCCAGGGAGGTTGACAGCCTGCTAGAGTAGTAGGGTACACGCCCTACCAGGCATGGAAATCCTCCAAGGCATCGAGTATCTGTCCACGCTCGATGATGCAAGTTTTGTTGCGTTTGATGTTGAGACCACTGGGCTTCAGCCGAAGTTCGGTGGTCTTCGGCTTTTGCAGTTGGCCACCTTCGGCAAGACTCCAG